AACTTGTAAAGCAAGCTGACGCGGTTGTCGCCGAGGAGATGAAGGAACGCCAGAGGAAGCGGGACGAAGAAGCTGCCTCCACAGATGCTAAGTTGGAGGAAGTCAAGGAGGAGGGAGAGCCTGAAGTGTCATCCGCGTAAATAATATTCATATACATTAAATAAACATGCTTCGTCTAATTATAACTATATTGTTAGTCGGGGCATTCTTTATTTTGTTTTTTAAACCAAAATACAATTTAAAAAACAAAACAAGTTCTAACTCAGAGGCTGAAGCTTCAACAACTGATGGGTTTGTTGAAGATACTCAACGGGGTCCTATTCTTTTTGGACGGGATGGCATTCCTCCCAGGTATGGTGATATCGGTACGTTTGTTGCTTATGCATCTGTTTCAGAAGACCATTGGTTAAGTGGATTTCCGCAAAAGGGGGTTAATAATGACATGTACGAGGATACTGATACAAAACTTTCGACTCGTATAAGAGACCTTAGTAAATGATTAGGTGTATCTGAGGATAACAGGTTGCATAGTTTTACCCATGAAAAAACCTAAAAGAAAAACAGCAAATGCGATTATCCACGTAGATTTCTCGACGTTCGCGAATATATCCAGTTTTTCGGTTTGCTGGGGAGGAGGAGGAGGGTAATTCATTTCACTTGGATGATAATAATACGGTTGGTCTTGTACAATCTCTTCAGTATTATCTTCATTCTTCGCCTGCATTAAAGGGTCCATGTTTGGGCTATACTCAATGGGATTACCGATGTCAGTTTCCATTTCTAATATAGTTGCTGTTTTTTTTAACTTGATTCTTCCTCACTTTCACTTTCATCATCAACCACAAAATCTTTAAGGTTTCCATTTTCATCGCCGTCCTCACCATCACTCTCATCTTCTGATTTATATTCGTCTTCTGTGTCAATGAGTGACTCGGAATCAGTATCATCATGTTCATCCGTGGCATAATCATCATCTAAAACAGTTTCTATAGGTACATAAAGAGCTGGTTTCTTTATAGTACGCCCAGTTCTTGTCCTATACATTTAAGTTCTTTATGTTACATTTGTTTAAGTATCTTTAAGGGATAACTTACTGGTGATTTTAGACGGTAATAGATGCGTTCTAGCCTTACTTCGTTTACATAGAGGACACTTCTGTGTTATTTTGTTTTTATTGATACTGTATGACATGGTCTTATTGTCGTGTATACCTGAAATAGTTTCACAATAATTAGATGTTGTCATCACCATAAAATTGTTCTTATTGTCATGATTTATATTAACAATTCGTGTATCATCACTACATTTCATGTTATGATTTATAAAATATTCTAAATCTGGTTTTATTTCCATTTGTTTAATTCCTGGTTTTTCTATAATTTTTTTGATTTCAGGACATTTACTGAGAACTTCCTTTTTAGGGTAAAGTTTATCAATAATGTCATTTGTTAATTTATGTCTTCTACCACAAAAGTATTCACAAAATCCATCACGTCGTCCCCTAATTGTTTCATGTCGACTGAAACACTTTTGAAGAATCTCTCTTCCACTTATGATGAACCATACATGATTCGAACTATGATTTCTTTTTACATTTTCACAATATCTAGAAGTTGTCGCTGCGTAATACGTTTCTTTATTTTTGAATAATTTAGTGATGTATGCATTGTCCTGACCATCCATATTCTTTCTAATAAATGTCTCAATACGATTTTTCAACTCTTCGTCGTATATTTCATTATTAGTTTGATCATCAGAAAATGAACATTCTTTGATTCTAAATGATACAGAAGGTGGTTCGACTGTTATTGTCCTGGGTGCATCTGTCCGAACGGCTGACATTTTTAGGATTTTAACACTCGGTTCCGGACTTATTCTCGCGAGAGAACCAAGCGTGTACATAAACACTGGAAGATATGCCAACTGGTCAATCCTACCATTTTCACAACTTGCACACCCTTTACCACCACATGCGTCATGCTTCGCTCGTTTATACGACCATGGCATTCGGAAACCACTTCCCTTTGTTTTTCTACGTGCGTCACCGTATACAGACGAATCTATAATTTCATTCCAATCCATTGTGCTATTAAATTTTGATAGAGACACGAGAATATGTTCACGAAGTGCGATAGCTGAATTTTGATCAACTACAAACTCTGGCCAGTTAAGGTGTATACCCGTTTTCGTTATGTCACCAGAAGGTTTTGGAGGAGATACAGAGATGAGACATTCTTTAGCACCATGGAAGTTTACCGTGTCACATATAGTTTTAGATATTTCACGGATATCATCTATACCTAATGGTTCAACATCTTTGTAATCGATATCAACAAAAAAGTTATACGTCTCACTCTTTTGCTCAACAACGTAAATCCTCTCACCCGATTTTACAGACTGTATATATACATCATAAAATTCATTCAATCTATCAAATGGCACTGAGAGTTTACCTCCGTCCATGAGCACATGTGATAGATTGGTAGCATTATTGAATTTCTGCGACCAATTCTTAAACATACATTATTATTGTTCATCATCTCTAAACCATTTCATACACGAAACGTCCTGATATTCTTTCGTTTTAGAAAGTTCCTTTTTAAAGGTTAACAATTCATATACTGTTTTTTCTTCATTTTTTCCAATCCATTCTTGAATCTCTTCTTGACACATACCTCGGTTACTCGCTAACAGTTCACTTATCTGTCTTAAAATGAAAGCCTTCGACTTCATTATTTAATAGAGAAGGTTTTTCTATTATGAGAACTTATGCACGCGTAAAATTTAGGGTTTTTAATGACGTTATCAATAATGAGTTTCCATCGTTTACGTGAGTTGAACTCTTCGAGAGTATCATAACTCATGTAATCGTTTTCATCGTGCGTTTTGCGTATGGGTTGATTGTTCATCTTTTTAATTTGTGTCTTGTGCTTTTCTTCGTAAAATTTTCGTATTTGTGTCTGTTGTTCCGGACGAGAATAATTGACAAAAAATATATAGACATTATATTCAAGATCGACCGTCGGACTTTCTTTGTGTATAAATTTAAACTCTGTATACTCTCCATTTTTTAAAGAAACAACACCCCGCGTCTCTTCTTCTAATTCTCGTAAAGCACATCGTAAAGGATTAAATATTTCTCGTCGTCTACACCCACCTGTAACAAAAATCCAATCCTTAAACCGCCAATCTCTCACCGTGAGAAATCTCGGTTTTCCATCTATAAAACTAACCGGTATTGCGATTGCTTTGTACTTTTTCATTGCGCATTCGCAAGTTATAATATGTGGATATGTTTATTCCTCCTTCTTTACCTCACTTTCTTTGGTTTCAACGTTGGTTTCAACTTCTGTTTCGGGAACAACGGGTTCCTCAGGGGGTGCACTAAGATGTCTGACGACCTGGGCTGAAAAATTTCTAAAGCCATCAATATCCTTTTTAGTCTTGTTCAACTCTTTAAAAAGAAATACAAGTGCTACGGCGCATACGACAGTTGCGACAATCAATAGAGTATCTTTAGTAACCGGAATCATTTATAAATAAAAATAACATCTTCTTTTTAAGTATTCTACATCACTGCACCCATTTTGGTTTTACCGGATGCGGGACACTCGTATGGCGTCTGAGCGAATTGGACGGCTTCGTAATGCGCATTTTCACATGTTTTCTCTGTGGTTGGCGTTGTGGGCTGACCGACAAAGGTTTCAAGTGTCCTGGATTTAGGATCGTACGTCAATACAAAAACGATGGAGAGAAGAAAAACTATTTTCCAAAGCATCTTTTACTAATTAGTTAGAATATAATAGACCACCCATACCATTTTCGACCCTTAAAATGTTGTAATTTACGGCATAAATATCCTTATTTACCGACCGAGTATCGTTGATGATACGAGCGGAGTCAAGACGAGAAAAGTTGAGCGTGCCAGTGGGCTGCAACTTACCAGTCTCGAGGCAGAAAGGATACGTGAAGAGCTTAGTGGCGGGAGTGGAGTTACCATGGGAGGTGTGGTAATAGAGAGGAACCGAAGTATAGTTAGGGTTCGCAAACTTGAAGTCGGCAACATCGGTACCGTTAATTTGGAGCTTGAGCTTATTGTCATCGTTGAGGATGTCAAGAGCAGCGCTGTCCGCTGAAGTGAGATACTTGACGGGGTGGTTGAAGTTCAGCTCCTGCATCTTGGAACCGGAGGATACCGCCTTCTGTACCTGGGTGATGAGCATGTTGAGAGGTTCGGCAGCGAACATCTCACGCTCCTGGGTATCGAGGTACGCATAGTTCGCGAAGATATCCCACTTATGGTCGGCCGCGTCAGCACCCCAAGTGATCCGGAGCTCAACATCATGATATTGCAAGGCAATGAGTGGGAGAGCAGTCTGCCAGTTCTCACAGAAAGCAAATCGGAGAGGGTAGAAGCGCTCATTGGTAGCGCCACCGTAGAGATCACCGGCAACCGACTTGGAAGAAGAGGTCGCGGAGAGAGTAGGAGCGATAAGGGTAGAATAGGTAGAATCTTGTTCATCAATAACTTGACCCCCCACCATGAGTTCAACCTTGGAAATTACGGTCCTCCAATCAGCGACGGCTTGGGTTAAACTACCATTGTTGGGAACGAGGTAAACATAGTTGAGCATGTCACCCTTGCGCTCGAAGCGGACGGTGGACATGCCATGGTTGGAGACGTTGCCTTGAATGACCTGACGTTCGACAGTTTGGGAAAAATTGGTGTGACGTTTATAGGTGGACCTGAAGAAACTGACCTCGGGTTGACCCACGAGGTGGACGTCCTGAGCTCCGACGGCTACGAGTTGGGCAATACCACCAGACATTTTATAATATAGTGAGACTTTATTTTTAAGCCTAGACGAACTTCGACGAATCTGAGGGATTCGTGGGAGAACGGGGAGGGACAATCGACTGTGTCGATTCTTGGGGACAATCGACTGCGTCGATTGGAACTTAGACCACATTCGCGGGCCAAATTGGTGGTGTGGGCCAAGTGACTACCAATCGGCTATTTTCATCAAAAGATGGTGTCGTTGTAGCTGTTATATCTCTGAGTGCCTGGCGGTACGTTTTCCACGCCTGGCGTATAGCATCCGAGGGGAAAGGGAAATCAGAAACCATCAAGAAGTCTGTAGTGGTCAGTTTCACGCCTCGTTGAAGACGAAGTTCTCTATCGGGTTTGGCATCGATGTACTCTTTGAGTTTGGCCTCGAACGCCTCTTTCGAGGGTTTTTCGTAGCCCTCTGGAAATATTATTGATTCATATGTATTTCCAGAATTAAAAGATGGTGGAACCGTATCAAGATTCATAATAACCTGTACTATATCACGATTTACAGTGGGGTCCATTTATTATAAGACTATAAATAAATTATCCAAGTTTGAAAATAGTAATATTTCCCCAACCCGCGTGAAGTTGCATAGCGGCACTTGCGTTCGTGGCGGCGTAAACTACTTGCAATCGATCTCCTTTATTACATTTATGTGACTGTTTAAATTGCCACGACTGATAAAAAATGTTACCCGCCGCGAGCGCGTTGCGGGGGTCGTGCATATCATTTATTTCACCGTCGTTGATGACGGTTCCACTACTATCACTCCTTCTAACAAGTGCCCAAGCGTACGAGGTAGCTTCGTGTGTTGGGTAGGCCATAAAGGAACCCATTGTCATATATACACCATCTACGGGAGCTTCATAATATTGGTTTGATTTCCAGGCGGATGTATAACCATCTATTGCATCAAATTCTACATAAATACGACCAGAGCTGTCTCCGGTCGTGACGTTTGTAGCACGTCTATTACCCCGAAGCCAATATTGGTAATTATTCATATTTCCACCCACTGTAAGATCACCTGTAAATCCACCGGACCCCCTCACATCCAATTGGGCTTCAGGGACTTTCCCGATGCCGACGGCCGTGTCGCTGATGACCATGGACCGCCCGGTTCGGCCCAACCGGTACAACTTTTGGACCTCCGAGGGTTCGAGGGCCGTTTGCCAATACATTTTAAAGTTAGAAATGTGACAATCACAACCTTCATTGCCACTCGTTGAGTTATTTTTCCCCAATCGCAGTGACATATTTGCCACTCCCGACCATGTTGTAGTCGCCCCAGTTTTGATTAACACACCATCTAAATACATTTTGCGATTCGCACCGTCGTATGTTAATACAACATGGTGCCATTGAAAGTAGAGATTTGAGACTGGATCACTCTCTATATTACTTGCACCGTGTGCAAATACGAGAATATCCGTACCCCCTTTAACGTATAAACTGATATAACTATTCCCAGATCTTGGGTTTTCACTGGATTCAAATATAGCCCTCCACGCCGAGTTCTGTCCGGATAAGACTTTAACCCATAAGGATACACTATGATATTGATTACCCGTTTCACTATTATTTAATTCTGCTTCGATATAGTGAGTAGAAGCCGAACTTATAGCTGCTGGGTTATTTGCTAAAATAAAAGCTTTATCAGCACTTGAATAATAAGCAGATCCACCGAACGCCCCATGATTCCCCTTCCCCGAGATATCTGTGGGTGAGGAATTGACGGTGGTATCGAAATCCACCAGCAACTTCTCAGGTCTCGGGGTTTCCGTATCCACGTCGTACCGAGAGATGCGGGGAACATCGAGGGACCGCCCTAACGTGAGCGAACCCTTGTCCAGGGTCGTGGGGCCGGGGGTGCCGAAGAGATGCCATTGTCCTATATCTAAACTGGTTTCATTTCCAGATACTCCATCAGGGTTTACCGCAACGATCGAATGGACAATCAATCTCACATCTTTGTATACATTTTTTGAATCTATTTCGAGATCCTTTCCTGTCAGTGCTTCATACGATATATTTCCAAAACTTTTTATAATTGACCAACTAGAACCATTGTTTGATCCTACAAAAGTAAAATCCTTTGGCATTCTAGCCCGTGGCCAATCATTACCACTACTGTGATATCTGTGATAAAGTACCGTTTTTTTAAGATAATAACCATACGGTGATGATAATTGAATCCATTCACCATTTAGAGTACTACCATCCTTCATAGATGTTTTTGCATCACCTATATGTGTACCCGATGAGTTATAAACACTTGCCCTACTCCAATAATTTAAATCACCTGCGACGGCCGTAAATGGGGATTGACGGCGAAAAACATACTGAGGTCCATTAGCATTGTTATTTTGACCACCTGATGCAGATACATTAAATACACCATGTCCTTCTACAAATTCATCAGCTGTTATCCCAGTGTTGTAAACTTCGGCGGTGGTTCGTTCTAATCCTCTCGGTGGGAAAGATTGGAGCCTTTCATCTCCCGCGAGTTCCAATTGGCCCGAGGGTTCGGCGACCCCGATGCCTAGGTGTCCCTTGTAGAGGGTCACTTGGGACTTGGACCCCAAGAAATAGTCTTTTTGGTAGTCGTACAACTCCTTGATTTGGTCGGCGTTGAGGACCTTCGAGAAGACACGGGAGTTCGCGATGGAACCATTCCAATTCAAACTGGTTACACCAGCTCGTTTACCTATGTAAAGTGTATCATTACCGACCAAACTCAACGAACCGCTGGATACAAATGTTCCGTAACTACTTACATCTTCACCGTTTACGTAAAATTTCATTTCGATGACCGAATTAATGGTTTGATACGTACCAGTAACATGGAACCATTGATTTTTTACAGTTAGGGGAACCTTTGGGGAACTGTTAAATATTATATATGAACCACCGGCCATATACCAAAAGATGGTACCACTCTCGTAGATATCTATTCCAATAGAATTTGAACCGTAAGAATTACCTAGATAAATTGGGGTGGCACTAAGCCCACTACTACCTGTACCAGTCGCTAAAATCCATGCACTCATGGTAATAATATTATCACCTGCCACTGATGGATACGTTGCACTGATATAATCCCCCGTCCCGTCGAAAACAAAAGCTCCGTTTGATACTTGTGGGTCACCAAATGCTGTTCCATTAATAGTCGTCCCTCCTAAACCTGTTATAGCACCAGATGTCGTCGAAACAGCCCCATCCGCCAAATCCTTCGCATCATAGTAGACCTCCAACTGTTGGGTCCCCGGCACGTTATACACGGACTTTAGGGTGGTGTCTAGGGAACTGTCACCTTCTTCGTGGGCGTAGTATTCGAGTTCGGCTATTCGTGCATAAGATGTATTACCGTCTAAATGTATCTTTGTTACTTGGAGTCTTATATGTATATAATGTTTAGTTGCATTTACGTGACATGTATGTACTTCCCCGGAATCTGTACCCATGTCTGTTTCTGTTTTTAATAAATCCCACGAAGAACCGTCATTACTCCCAAATAATCTAATATCACGGGGAGGATTACTATAACCACTTGAAGGGTATGCTTTTATGATAAAATATTTTACTTTGATGGGATTTGGTACTTGAAGATTAAGCCATGCCCCATTTTCCCCCTCAAAAGTGTTGCCACTGATCACGGTACCTGCTGTCATATCGTAGATGTAACCAGATGCCCAACCAGCATCAGTTCCGCCCGTTTCGTTATTAAACGCTTTGTATTCGGGGTAGTTTGTAGCGGCACCCGATGATGATGTTATATACCCACCAATTGAGTTTATAGTCATAGCCACCTCCGGGTACTTCCGCAGGGGTCGATCGTGGGGACCGGTATACTCGGCGACCACGTTGGAGCTCACCTTGATTTGCGAGACGTTGGAGACCCTCTCAAAGTGCATGTTCCCCCGGATATCG